CGGCAACGTGTTCTTCTACGATCCATCCGCTGGCACGCTGGTGCAGAACGTCGATCCCGACCTGGGCGTCGTGCTGGATGTGGTGTGGGTCGACGGATACTGGATGACCACAGACGGCGAGTTCCTCGTCGTCACTGAACTCACGAACCCGCTGGAGGTCAACCCGCTCAAATACGGCTCCAGCGAGGTCGATCCTGACCCGGTGGTGGCGCTGCTGAAGGTGCGCAACGAGGTATACGCACTGAACCGCAACACCATTGAGGTGTTTGACAACGTGGGCGGGGATTTCTTCCCGTTCCAGCGCATCGACGGCGCTCAGATTGAGAAGGGCGCAATCGGTACGCATGCCTGCTGCATCTTTACGGAGCAGGTCGCGTTTCTGGGCAGCGGCGTCAACGAAGCCCCAGGTGTGTACCTGGGTGCCAACGCCACGACGCAGAAGATCAGCACGCAGGAGATCGACGAGATCCTGCTGGGCTTCACCGAAGCGCAGTTGGCCCTGTGCAAGATGGAGGCTCGCAACGACCGCACTCATCAGCACCTGTATCTGCACCTGCCGGATCGCACGCTGGTCTATGACGCTGCGGCAAGTCAGACGGCACAGCAGCAGGTGTGGTTCACCCTGACGACATCGCTGGCAGGCTTCTCGCGCTACCGGGCGCAGAACTGGGTGTGGTGCTTCGACAAGTGGCTTGTGGCCGATCCGCTGTCCTCGGTGGTTGGCTACGCGACGGATGCCGTGGCTTCGCACTGGGGGCAAGAGGTGCGCTGGGAGTTCGGCACGCTCATGCTGTACAACGGCAGCAAGGGTGCCGTGGTGCATGAGTTGGAGTTGGTGGCGCTGACGGGGGTGATTCAGCAGTTGCCTCAGGGCGATCCGTACTACAACAACGTCAAGCTGTTGCTGCACATGGATGGCACCGGCGGGTCCACAACTTTTGTGGATAGTTCGCCAGTTAACTACACAATGACAGCGGTGGGTGACACTAAAGTCAACATTACCACAGTCAAGTTCGGTACGGGTAGTCTTGAGTCCGACGGTAGTGGTGATTATTTGGTGATAGATTACCCAAATCAGGGATTTATCAGCGCGGCGGCGACTACTCCGTGGACGGCTGAAATTTGGGTGTACAGCGCGGCGGCTAACCCCAGTATCCGGTGGAACAGTGCGTCTGCGTCGGAGTTTTCTTTGGGGTTTTTTGACGGATCTATATTCCCCGATTATTTACTTCGGCCTTTTACGGGTCCAAATTTGTCAACAACCAACTACCCCATCAGTCCGAATCAATGGGCGTTTGTAGCTGTTGTCAATGACCCCGCAACCTCTTTGATGTATCTGTACATCAATGGTGTTGCTGTTGCAACGCAGCCGAACAAACAGATGGCCACTATGTGCTATGTGTCAGGCCCATCGCCTGTTTCGTTTAACGGATACATAGACGACGTTCGCATCACTGTGGGCGTTGCCCGTTACACCACCAACTTCGCGCCGCCTACTGCGCCATTCCCAAATTCGTAAGTCAGCGGTATCATTCACACGGGCGCGGCCCGAAGGAGTTCAAGATGAAGATGTCTGCCAAGCAAGCTGTCCATAAGCATGAGGCGGCGATGCATCCGGGCAAGCCCAAGACGAAGTTCGCCAAGGGCGGCGTCACCAACGAGATGCTGGCCAAGATGGGCCGCAACATGGCCCGTGCGACCAACCAAGGCCCGGTCGGGCGCAAGACCAAGGGGAAGTGACATGATGAAGGCCAAACGCGTCCCTACGCCCGTTGTGGGCGTCGCCGAGCGCACTCCCCCGCGCCTTGTCGTGGGCGCTGAGTCGACCGCCCCCTGCCCGCCTGCCAAGACCTCTGGCATCAAGGTACGTGGCACCGGTGCGGCCACCAAGGGCACGATGGCCCGAGGACCGATGGCGTGAACTACACCCAGCTCAAGGCCGCTGTTGAGGATAGCGTCGAGAACACGTTCTCGGACACGGACTTTGCCACGCTGACGAGGCTGGCCGAGGACAAGATCTACAACAGCGTGCAGCTTCCGGCGCTCCGCAAGAACGTCACGGGTGACTTGAGCGCGGGTAACCAGTACCTTGCGGCCCCCAACGACTTCTTGTCGGTCTATTCGATGGCGGTGTTCCCTGCCGCAGGCGGGGAGTACACATTCCTGCTCAACAAGGATGTCAACTTCATTCGGGAATCTTACCCGGATCCGGCTTTCCAAGCTGTGCCGCGCTACTACGCGCTCTTCGGCCCGGTGTACAACCTGCCGACCGAGTTGACGTTCATCCTCGGCCCGACGCCTGTGGCGGGGTACAAGGCGGAGCTGCACTACTTCTACTACCCCGAGAGCATCTCCACTGCGGGCACTTCGTGGCTGGGTGACAACTTCGAGTCGGTGCTGTTCAACGCGGTCATGGTCGAGGCTGCTCGGTTCATGAAGGAAGAGGCGGACATCGTCACGATGTACCAGAATCAGTTCAACGAGTCGTTCCTGCTGCTCAAGAATCTGGGTGATGGCAAGAACCGCATGGACGCCTACCGCAGTGGTCAAGTACGGAATCCGGTGAAGTAAATGGCTATCCTCCAAGGCATGTGTTCGTCGTTCAAGAAGGAGTCTTGGCTGGCCATCCATGACCTCGCCACCGACACAATCAAGCTCGCGCTCTACACCGCTGCGGCGGATCTGAGCCAAGCGACGACGGTTTACACTTCCACGGGCGAGGTTCCTGCTGGCTCAGGGTACAGCACGGGCGGGGTCACACTCACCAACGTTCAGGTTCTTCTGTCCGGGACTACGGCCTACGTCACGTTTGACAATCCGGTCTGGTCAGGTGCGTCATTCGTCTGCCGAGGCGGGCTGATTTACAACGACACCCAAGACGACCGGGCCATCGCGGTGCTGGACTTCGGTGCAGACAAGACTGCATCGGGTACCTTTACCCTTCAACTCCCTGCGGCAACAGCCGCTTCTGCGCTGTTGCGCTTCGCATAGGAACTCATCATGCTGAACAAGTCCAAAGCGGGCGGTGTTTTCAAAGTGACCTGCCGTGATCCCCAAGGCAACCTGAAGTGGGAGACTGAATCCCACAACCTCGTTGTAAACGAGGGGCTACAGGACATGAACAACCAGTACTTTACTGGCAGTGGGTACTCTGCGGGGTGGTACGTCGGCCTCATTTCTGGCACGAGCCCTGCGACGATCACGGCAACAGACACGTTGGCCAGTAAAGCGTGGACTGAGTTCACGGATTACAGCGGAAACCGGAAGGCTGCTGTTTTTAATACAGCGTCTAGCTCAGATCCGTCCGTCATCAACAATACTGCGTCCAAAGCGTCTTTTACCGTCACCGCATCGGGGAATGTTACAGGCGCGTTTTTGTGCGCGGGAGCCACGGGCAGTCCCCTGCTGTTTTCGGCGTCTAATTTTGCCGATTACCGGCATGTGGAATCTGGTGACACACTGAACGTCGAATACATCTTCAGTCTTGACGCTGCGTAATCATGCCACTCGTCGTCAAAGATAGGGTCAAGGAGACCACGAACACTGTAGGCACTGGCTCGTACACACTGGCCGGTGCAGTAACAGGTTTTCAGTCTTTTTCCGCCGTTGGCGACGGGAACACGACGTATTACTGCGTCACAAATGGTGTCGACTGGGAAGTAGGCGTCGGGACGTATACGGCGTCTGGTACGTCGCTGAGTCGCGATACCATCCTTGAGAGCAGCAATAGCGGAAGCGCTGTTAATTGGAGCGCAGGTACTAAGGACGCATTTGTCACTTACCCTGCTGAGCGTGCGGTGTACGGGGACGGCAGCGGCACCTTGGTATCTGCCGAGTCGTTTGCAGCGCTTCCAATCGGTAACGGTGGCACAGGGGCCACGAACGCAGGAAACGCTATCAATGCGCTGCTGCCATCGCAAACAGGTAAGGCGGGGCAGTACCTCACCACTAGCGGTGCCGATCCGTTTTGGTCCCCTGTATCTGGTGGCCTCATCATGTACGCGGAGAACTCAACTGCCGCTGTACTGCCTTCGGTTTCTGGCTCTGCTTCTATCGCTGCGGGCAATAGCGCTGTAGCAAACGCGACAGCAAGCGTTGCAATTTCAGGCTATGTAACAAGTTTTGGACCGCCCGTCCTTTATGCCACTGCAATAGGCCAGAGCAGTTCTGGTAATTTGGCTTTGACAACTGCGTCGGGCGCTATGTCTCTTGCCGGGGCGTATGCCACCGGGGTAGATGGTTTTGCGGCTGCGACGGGCGGTATAAACGGAGCACAAGGGGCAAGTTCTGTCGCCATTGGTGGTATGGCAGATGCACTGCACAACTACTCCTTTGCCATTGGTAACGCAGCCACCACGACAACAACGTATCAGATTGCGCTGGGCGGTACCTCCGATTCGGTGCGCATTTCTGGTGCATACACGCTGCCGTCTACAGACGGGTCAGCCAGCCAAGTCCTTCAGACCGATGGCGCAGGGAACGTCTCTTGGCAGACAGTTGGCGGCGGCTCCGCAACCCTGACGATCCAGAACAAGACCAGCGCGTATACAGTGGTGTCAGGTGATCTTGGCACCATCATCAATTGCACGTCTGGAACGTTTACCGTTGCGTTGGACGCTGCTGCGACGTTGGGTGCTGGTTTCAACTGCTGGATTTGGAATACCAGCCCAACAGATACGCACTCAATCATAATTAACCCAAGTGGTTCTGAAACTATTGATGGCGTAACAACACTAACTCTTCGTCACGGCGAAGGCACGCAGATCGTCTGCGACGGTACAAACTGGCAGACGGGTGATAAGAAGACGATGCGCGGGTATGCGGATAATATGCAGCGCACTGTTACAAGACCAGTTGCGTCTGGTCTAAATGCTGTGGCTATTGGTGGCGTAGCCAGCGCAACGACAACTTATGCCGTTGCTTTAGGACAAACAACAACCGCTTCTGGGTATGCATCAGTTGCGCTTGGGCGAAATGCGTCTGCGACTTCTAATTACAGCACGGCGATAGGTCAAAATTCATCGGACCAAGGCTCCCAAGCCGTAACCGGCGCTGGCGCAATGGCCCTGGGCGGTTCCTACGCATCTGGCACTGACAGCTTTGCTGCTGCAATAACTAGCAATTCAAGCAGTTTTGGGGCAAAAGGGTACAACAGTATTGCCCTAGGCAGATTTGCCACCGCCACCAGCGCATATGCTGTGGCCATTGGGGATATATGTTCAGCAACTGCTTCAAACGCTACAGCGATTGGGCAGGGTTGTAGCGCAACCGCGAGCAACGCCATCGCGTTGGGCACATACGCTTCTGCCGCAATAGTCGGCAAATTTGCCGTTTCTTCGGACGCCTTTGCTGCGGGAGGTGATTCGCAGACAGGTGTTCTTGTTGTTCGTATAGAAACAGCAGACGCGACACCGACGGCGCTGACATCTGATCTCAATACCGCTTCCACAAACAACCAAGTCATCCTTCCCAACAACAGCGCCTACGCCTTCAGCGGCACCCTCATTGCCCGTCAGCAAGCTGCTGGCGGCAGTGACTACGCAGCATGGGAAATCAAGGGAGCCATCATCAGAGACGCCAACGCAGCTTCTACTTCACTTGGCACCTACAACATCAATGTGTTGAGCAAGACTGCTGGCGCTTCTGCTTGGGACGTTGCGCTGAGTGCTGACACGACAAATGGTGGTCTTGCCATCACTGTGACAGGCGCTGCTGCCACGAATATCCGTTGGGTTGCCACAGTGCAAACCAGCGAAGTGACATACGCATAAGGAAGAACATGGGCGCGGTAAACATTGACAACACAGGCTCTGGCGCTTCTGTAACGCTGTCGTCTGACGGCACTGATCTGCTTTTGAATGGCTCCCCCATTGGAGGTGGCGGCGGTGCGTCGCCAATCACGATCAGCAACAAGACCAGCGCGTATACGGTGGTGTCAGGAGATCTGGGCACGATCATCAATTGCACAAGTGGTACGTTTACCGTTGCGTTAGACGCTGCGGCAACGCTCGGCAGTGGGTTCAACTGCTGGATCTGGAATACAGGTACTGGTGTAATTACCATTGACCCAAACGGCGCTGAAACTATTGATGGGCTTGCAACGCTTGTTTTTTACCCGGGGGAGGGTGCCCAGATAGTTTGTGATGGGACCAATTGGCAAACCGGAGATAAAAAGAAAATGCGGGGGTATTCGGAAAATTTCCGGTCAAATACCCCACATCCATCAGCAACAGGTTTGAATTCGGTGGCGATTGGGTATGGAGCAACCGCCACCAGTAGTCGTTGTTATTCGTTTGGGTTCCAAGCAGCAGCAACAGGAAATTACACAACAGCAATTGGCCAAAACTCTGGTGGCCTTGGCTCTCAAGCTGTTTCAAATAATGCAGCAATGGCCCTTGGCGGCTCCTACGCCTCTGGCACCGACAGCTTTGCTGCTGCCATAGGCAGCAATAGCAGTGCTTACGGCGCAAAGGGCACTGACTCTATTGCAATGGGCGATAGATGCGTTGCCAGTAGCACTAGCTCTGTTGCAATAGGTGATTCGGCAGTAAGTTCTGGTGGTTGGGCGATAAGTATTGGGACTAATACTACTGCAAGCGCAAACAGATCAGGATGTTTTGCTGGATTGAGTACTACAGCCAGTGGAACATATGCGGTAACAATTGGTGGAACATACGGAAGCGCTGAAGCAAGTGATTCTATTGTTCTCGGTTCTTATGGTGTGGCTTCTGTAATTGGAAAAACGGTATTTGGAACAGTAGGATTTAATTCTGTTGGATTAGCGCAAACAGGTGTTTCTACATTAGTTTCAGATACCACTGATGCAACACCAGAAGCGCTGACAACCAACAACACGGCCCCTGGAACAGACAACCAAGTCATCCTCCCCAACAACAGCGCCTACGCCTTCTCTGGCATCATCGTTGCCCGCCAACAGGCTTCCGGCGGCACAGCCTCGGCAGCGTGGAAAATCGAAGGGCTGATCCGGCGCGAGGCAAACGCGGCCAGCACAACACTCGTAGCCTCTACAGTGACAGCGATTGACAACACCCCAGGGTGGACGCTGGCGCTCAGTGCAGACACGACCAACGGTGGCCTCAAAATCGAAGCCACCGGAGCCGCTGCGACAAACATCCGCTGGGTGGCAACAGTGCAGACCAGTGAAGTGACATACGCTTAAAGGAGCAAAACATGGCAATCCAGATCGACCTCGCAAATTCGCAGTACGGCGTTCCATTCGCCGGGGCCTACTTCCGCATCGTCACCGCCGCGATCTCGCGCCAGCGTGCAGGCGGGCCGAAATTCTCCGTGATGATCGACATCGCAGGCTATGGCACGGCCACGCCCGGTGACGACACGCGAGATGTGGACTTCCGGCGATACCACACCGACCTCGCAGCGGTTGAAGCCCAGAGCGGCGCTACCTTCCTCGACCGGTGCTACGCATGGGTGATGGCGCAGCCTGACATGGCCGGGTCTATTGCGGTGTAAATGTGTTCGGCATCACGACGTTTTCACAGGCTCCGTTCAGCGCATTAGCGGAGCAGATCTTCTACGCGGTTGTCTCTGAGACAGCCTCGGGTGTAGACGTCGTTGCCGTTGCTGCGTCCACATTTAACGCGTCTGTCACCGTCGCAGCTACCGGCGCGGATTCTGCCGCTTTACAACTTGACCTCACAGCGTCGTTCTCCGACGCAGCTTCAGGCGCAGACACGCTTGTGACTGTTGCGACGCTTGGGGTTTCGTTCTCTGACGCAGCCTCAGGTGCAGACGTACTTGCAACTGTCGCGACGCTTGGGGTTTCGTTCTCCGACGCAGCCTCGGGGGCTGACGCGCTCTCCGTCGACGCAGAGTTCAACCTCGCTGTCTCAGAGGCGGGCTCCGGTGCTGACGCAGTCTCCGCCGCTGCAACGTTCAACCTCTCTGTCTCAGAGGCGGGCTCCGGTGCTGACGCAGTCTCCGTTACAGCAACGTTCAACGTGTCCTTCTCGGACACGGCCTCGGGGCAAGATGCCCCTGTCGTCGCAGCGTCGACCTTCAACGTCTCGCTCAGCGAGGCCGGCGCGATCACCGACGTTGTCGTTGGGGGCTATCTCTGGAATCCGATAGATGACACCCAGAGCGCGAACTGGCAGAATGTGGTAACGGCGCAGTCCCCGGGATGGGTGCAGGTCAACGACGCGCAGGGCCCGGACTGGGTCGAGATCCAAACTTGAGGTCATCATGCCAACTACGTACACCACGAACCTGAAACTGGTGCAGCCCGACTTGACTACGACGGGCTGGGGTACGCTTGTCAATAACAGCCTCACTGCGCTGGTCGACGTGGCGGTTTCTGGTGTAGAAAATGTCGATGTTACTGCTGGTAATATCGCGATGACCATCGAGCAGGGCGCGCAGGGTACCAACGATGCCCGCAATATGTTCATTGTTGTGGAGGGAACGCTTCCCGCAAACCGTACCGTTACGGTTCCTACCAACAGCAAGCTGTACTTTGTTCACAACGACACCTCTGGCGCATATACGCTGTCTTTCGAGGCCACCGCAGGTGTCCTGATCCCGCAGGGCAAGAAGGTGCCGTTGTACAGCGACGGCACAGACATCTTGTACGCCTTCGACCACCTTGGATCGTTGACGCTCGACACCGCCCTTGCCGCGACCTCAGGGGGCACTGGGCAGAGCAGCTACGCTGTAGGCGACCTGCTGTATGCGGATACGACGACCTCGCTGGCCAAGCTCGCCGCAGTGGCCGAGGGTAGCGTGCTACGCTCCAAGGGTACCGGCACCGCACCTGCGTGGGAGCAGGTCGACCTGACGACGGACGTGACCGATGTGCTGCCACCTGCCAATGGCGGGACGGGCCTCTCTGACCCCGGTGCAGACGGCAACGTGCTGCGCTCGGACGGTGCGGGGAACTGGACGAGCGGCACGCTCGCCTCCGCAACGACGTCGGCTGAAGGCCTTGTCGAGCTGGCCACCGATGCCGAGGTGCAGGCTGGGACCGACACCACGCGGGCGATCACGCCCGATGCGCTGCGCAAGGGTGCGTTGGTGCTACGCACTGCTAGTTCCGGTCCTTTTGCACCGGGTACAACTGCGATTGACTATACGAGCATACCCGCTTGGGTTAAACGCATCACCGTGATGTTTGCAAGCCTGAGTACCAGCGGAAGCAATCTTATTGACATTCAGCTTGGTGATTCTGGGGGTATCGAAACATCGGGATATTTGGGTTCTCAAGGGAACATGATATCTGGAGTGGGCACTTCTAATTACGGCGGCGATGCGTTTGAGGTGCGGTATTACAGCTCTGCGGTAAGTTATTCTGGCCAGTTTGTTTTGACGTTGGTCGACCCCGTAGTAAACACATGGGTTGGTACAGGTGTGTACGGTTCCACCGGCAGTACGTCTGTGTCTTTTACCGGAGGGACAAAGTCCCTTTCAGGGACACTTGACCGCCTTCGTATTTCTGCAAACGGTGACTCATTCGCCGCTGGTACCATCAACATCATGTACGAGTAACCCATGAACTTCGACGCAGCATTCGACGTTCTCCTCAAGCACGAGGGCGGGTTCAGCGACCACGCCGCTGACCCGGGCGGCAAGACCCGCTACGGCATCACCGAGGCCGTGGCACGCAGGGTGGGCTACCGGGGCGACATGCGCGAGTTGCCGCTTGATCTGGCCAAGCGCATCTACCGCGAGGACTACTGGAACGCTATCCGTGCTGAGCAACTGCCCCCTGCGATCCGCTACGCCGTCTTCGACGCTGCGGTGAACTCAGGCCCTGCGCAGTCGGTGCGCTGGCTACAGCGGGCCCTTGGCGTAACGGACGACGGTGTCATCGGGCCCCAGACCCTGTCTGCGGCCAACCAAGCCAACCCCGACGCGCTCCGTGCCCGCCTCGTGGCGCAGCGCCTGCGCTTCATGACCAATCTCGGCACCTTTGACGACTTCGGTCGCGGGTGGACCCGTCGCTGCTGTGACGTCCTGACCATGTGAGGCCGCTATGACTGCTCTCGCCGTCGCGTTGCTGCTTGCCGCAGCCCCGGCCCCCGTGGCTGAGTATCGTGAGGGTGATGCGCGGGTTGAGTTGTACGTTGAGGCAGGTCCCTGTGTGGGCAGCGCCCGGTGGGCGGTGTTCCTCCAAGGCCCGGTGCGCGTGCCAGGGTGCTGGCTTCTGACAGGAGACTCTGTTCAAATCGCGTGGCTGGACGGGGATTTCACCAAAGTGCCAGCGCGTGTGTTTCGCAAACCGGAGGTTCTATGAACGCAACCATCATCGCGTCGCTGGTGCGACATATCCTGACCGCCGTGGGCGGCGGTTTCTTCGTCTCTTGGGGCCTGGACGGGGATGCCGTCAACGCCGTAGTGGGCGCAGTGTCTACCCTCGCCGGTATCGGCTGGTCGGTGTGGGACAAGCGTCGCTGAGCCTGCCATGCCGCTGAAAGCACTCCGCCTCAAGCCCGGGATCTTCCGGGAAAACACGCGCTACTCCGCAGAAGGCGGATGGTACGAGTGCGACAAGGTGCGTTTCCGCTCGGGGCAACCCGAGAAGATCGGCGGCTGGCAGCAGATCAACAACGACCAGTTCCTTGGTTACGCCCGCAGCCTCTGGCCTTGGGACATCTACCTCGGGCTAGGTACTGAACTCAAGTACTACGTCTACTACGGCGCGTACTACGACATTACGCCGATTCGCGCGTCGTCTACGATTAACGCTGACCCGTTTGCACTGATCGCGTCCACCACCTGTACGGTTACGGATACGGCTCACGGTTGCCTGACGGGCGACTTTGTAACTTTTAGCGGTGCGACTGATATTGGCACTGCTGGTACAAACGTTACGGCGGCGGTACTGAACCAAGAGTACCAAGTCACGGTTGTTGATGCAGATACATACACGATTGAACTGCCCGTCGTACCAAATGCGCTTGCGTTGGCGGGGAGTCCTGGCGGCGGTGCAGCAGTTGTCGCGGCATATCAGGTCAACGTAGGTACAGCCATTCAGTATCCTGCTCCAGGCGTTGGCTCTGGTTGGGGCGGCGGCACTTGGGGCAGTGGCGTCTGGGGCGGCAGTCTGACACCTTTCGTACCCACGCAGATC